CCATGCGCACGTACGGTGCATTTTTGTTAAACATATATAGAGGAAATTGCCCCCTAGATACTGAGTTAAAAGTGCTATAAATAGTTGAGATATTACTTGAATCCCTATAAATTAATGGTTGCCCACCATATACCATGCTTTCAGATCTCAACTCCACTTTGCAGTCGTTATACATAGAGCCACCTACCGGTATCCCATTAACAACGGCATGGTGTTTGTAAAAACCACTGCTCCCTACACCGTAATAGTAATCGAAGCATGCTATGAGTATCACCCCAGTATAGGTATCGCTTTGCTCTTGATCGTCCCCATCAAGATATGTATAAGGGACGTTGGTAAAAGACCAGTAGTCGCCTATGTATAAATCGTCAAAAGTGCCTGATTTTATTGCTCTTAGATGTGCAGTCGTGATAGAACTCCCTAAGTTTTTATGTCTATAAAAAGTATTATGCGATCCTGCGATGTTATAGTTAAGGACTTCTATGTTTGGCGGTATGGAGGGGGCGTAAGACGTCCAGTATGCCGTGTTTGTGGGTAAAATGCTGTTGCTTGACGTATGAGCAGTAGTACAGACATATAAAGCCGTGTTATACATGACTATATCTAACGCTTTATAAATTTTGTTGCTCGCCCATACGCCTTTATATAAGCTGCTATAGTCAAACGGGATCGCGATTTCACTTACCCGTCCGTCTTTCCATGCCTCATACCCTGATACAAGATTTGAAACCTGCGCGGATAATTCCGCAGGGAGCGTTGCGGCAAAATTCCTGATAATATAGTAGTTTGCCGCAGTTGCGCTTGCCCCTGTGTATGCCTGTCTTAGCGTTATACTCGTGTTGCTGTTTACAGAGGCGATTTCATATGAAGTTATTCTATCCATAGTGAAAATATCCCCAGTTTTTAACCCAGCGTTTACCCAGTTTGTCCCAACGCCCGTAACAGTTGTGCTTCCCTGTGTTACGGTTACCGTCCCTGTTGAATACCATGCTAAACCTACACTTTCTGGCATTTTTTTTATTTCTCCTTTCGTGTTGTTTGTAACCCTAAATTTTTATCTGTATAGTGCCAGTGCAACTATAAACTGATTGCTAATTTCAATTGTTCCGCGATACCCCCAGTCAAAGTCATTCAGCTGAATTCTTATTGAGGTCGTAACACTCTGTGTGGGCGTCCATATGAAAGTATCGATTATTTGATGATTTTCATCTTTTCCCCCATATAGGATTGCGCCTGAATGAACATTTAAGGCTTGTATAGGCGAAATAATATCACATTCAAGCCATTCAGTTGACGCAATTTGAGAAGTGAGAGATTTTATAGTTCCACCATAGTCTATATAGTAGCCATTTTCATAATTTGACCCCGTGACATTTTTATAGACATAGCTCAACCCATATATGATATTAATTGGGGTGTTAGCAACGGTTTTTAAGTTGCATTGCAAGAGATTAAGACTTCCGCCGCCGCTTTTGGTATAGCTATGAGAGTTATAGTCGCTTGCCATATATGGTGTAGTAACAGACCCTGCTTTGATATTCGCTGTTTCTATCGTAGCTTCTTTAATTTTTGCGCCTGTGATAGAAGCGTTCTCAATGTTAGCGTCTTTGACTATGATATATGGCACGGCAAATTTGCCTGAAGCACTGTCATAAACGAACATTTGTTTAGAATTTGTCGTTCCTGGCGGTGCGATCAGGAACTTGTCAGCAGCTAGTGTGAATGATGATTTTCCGCTTCCACCGTTGTAAAGCTCATAACCTGCGACATAACCGTTTACGTCTGTTCTTAGAGTGTATTTGCTTGCTAAATTCCCGTTAATGCCGGAAATAGCTGAAGCATTTGTTTGTATAGCAGCCGTATTCCCTGATACGGTAGACTGCAAAGTTGTTACATTTTGCGTCATAGTGCTATTTTGTTCCGCTCTCGTTGTTGCCTCCGTCTGTATAGCAGCTGTATTCTGATTCACTTTTGTTACTAGAGCCTGACGTGCTGTTGTTTCTGCTTGGTCAGCGTTTGCTCTTGCTGTTGACTCCGCTTGTATAGCAGCCCTGTTATCATCTATTGCTGAAAGCAGCTCAAGGCGATATTCAGATACCGCTTCGTTAGTTTCGGTGATTTCGGCGTGCAACTCCTGCTTAGCTTGTGCCACTGCAAGCCGCCTCTCTTGCTGACCAGTTGATTCGTTTACGGCGTTTTGCAAAGCAGCTTCCGCGTTATTTTGTATCTGAGATTGCAAAAAGTTATACTGTGAGACTTCCTGCGAGATAGTCCCGTCTATAGCGTCAAGCCTTAATTCAGCTGTTTGAAGCCGAGAGTTTGTGTCGTTTAGTTCCGTCCTATCAGCTTTAAGTGTGATTTCACTGGCTAGAGCATTGATATTAATTTCCGCCTGATTTAGCCTCTGTCCTAAAGCGTTTACAGTGCTTTCATCGGCTTTTAACTCTATGGCGGCATTCGCGCCGTCAATGTCCGCTTCAGCCTGAGTTATTCTAAGCGTCAGCTCTTGTATCCCAACTTCGGTAGTGCTTGACTGCCCGACATTGATTAGCGGAATTATATAAGCCGAGTTGATTGTATCCGAGATTAAAACGCGAATACCTGTAATAGTTGAATTTTGCCAGTCAGCTCCGCCAGCCGTAAGGGTATGCATATCTACCTGAATTGATCTCACGATATTAAGACTTCCTAAAACTTCCACACGTTTCATATAACTGTCTGAATAACCGTGAGAAGCGGTTTTATACTGTATCCGTATTGAATACGAATCAGTGCCGCTGCTTTGCTGAACCTGTAAGCTGATCAAGTTATTAACAGTCCCATTTATCGAAATATCAGGGGAAGTCATGGACGGATTAGTTGCCGTTATTGTGTACTTAATTCCGTCTGATTGCGCTGCTAACGTGGCATTTTGCCCTGTCCAGCCGTTAAGAGTGTTAGAAAATTTCCACTCTTGCTCAACGATCATTCCGCTTATTATCGAAGCGGCTAATTCATCAACATATGTCCGGCTAGCTTTCAGGGCAATTTCAGCTTGTTGTGCGTCTAACTTTTGCGTAACGTCTGTGAACTGGTAGCCTGTTTCAGTCCTTAAATCTTCAAGACCGCGGATAACGACAGTCCCTTCATCTTCGTTTACCTCAATCCCTGCCCAGCGGAAAACATTACGTGTTCTTGCCGTTTCACTGTCAAGCCTTAAAATCCCCTCACCGACTCTATCTAAAACAGGGAAAAGAATTTTTTGTATATTATCCTGATTGTCCGCGACTTTCCCTGTTAAATCTGGGATAACAACATCATCGATTCTTCTTAAAAGTTCTTCTACAGGCGTTAAAGTAGCCGAAATATCCTGAATGTCGCCCTGAATGCCTAATATCGAGTTTTCAAGAGGCGTTATGCGCTCGTTCAATGATTCTAAACTTTCAGTTAGATACGGGTTATCCTCTAAAAACTGAGAAATGAACGACTGATAACTTACAGAATCAAAATTTGTGATAATGGTACATGGCGTGCCATTAAGCGCATTAAAATCTGATTTCAGACCGGTTTTATTAACGGCGCGTACCCAATACCAAAAATCTCCGCCGGACTGTAAAAGCCTTGTGTAGTTATTTGCATAGGTATTGCCGATATGTACAGCATTTGTTAAATCGTTTTCGTCAGCTTCCCAAATTTCGGTGTGGTCAAAATCTGGATTAGGCGGATTAGTCCATGTTAGCTCAGCATATCCCCACCAGCCCTGAACGATTAAATTTTTGGGCGTATCCGGCGGTATTGCTGGGACAATTGATAGTCCTGTCTTAGCCGTGTAGCTCCACTCACACGGAAGTCCCGAAACATATTGAGCCCGAACTCTTATTTCATAAGTCGTATTAGCATTTTTAGTTTCTCCTTGAGCGCGTGTATCCGATACGCTCCTCAGCGTTTGCCATATGCCGCCGTCATATCTCCATTGAACGTCATACGAGGCTGGTCTTTCGCCTATATAATTCCAAAATGCCCAGATTTCAGCAATCCATTCTCCTGAAGCAGTGTAATATCCAGTCGAAACAATCTCTAATCCTGTAATGGCATTATTGCGCTCAACATAATCAATAACGGGGATATTATCAGCTTCCGTATAGATTTCTGCGATATATTCCGTGCAAGTAAGCGTTATTTGTAAGTCGCCGGAGCGAGACATTTCCTGAACCCTGAACGGTTTAGCAGCTTTATCTACCTGCCCGATAGTGAAAATATCATAAGCTGATACGCCGGATAAATCCCCTCCACCAATTATTGTTACTGTGTTAGTTGTCCCCGTCCCCGAAACATAACGCTGAATCCTTTCGTCATTCTGCTTCCTTATGATGATAACGTAGGCTTTTTCAGGGTCAAAAGTTATTTCATTATCAAGTGTTAGTTCTGATCCCGACACGGTCATTATACGTCCGCCCTGTCCCCATTGCGGAATATCGTGCTGAACTAATATAACATCGCCGACTTGACACGCTATAGCGTCTACGTCTGCCGTAAACGAAATCGTTCGCAGAATGTATTTGTTTTGATTGAGCCTGTAGACGCCTTCGCGATATGCACGTTCAAAATCGGTAATCCCGGTCAGCTGTACAGATACGGGATTAGATCGGCTATCGCTATTATTATAATTATCAGCATATACCGTTATTTGCTCGCGTTCAAAGTTATTAGCTTCGTTGTTATAAGCTATTTCAACAGCATTAGCGCGTTCTTCGATAGATAAAAATTCTCCGCTGAAAGAGCCTGAAACGATATTGCCCACTGTGAAAAGCTGAACTGGATCTGACGGTCTATCAAATATGCAGCTGATTTTAGTCCCTTTAAGAACTATCGCGCCTCTTGCACTGGCGGCAATATCATTGCACCATTCAAAAAGAGATTTGCTTTCATCTACCAGCAAATTCATTCTGAGAGCCGGACGGTTATTTAGCGTGCGGTCATTCCACTCAGCCCAAGCATTAAAAGCGGCAAAATCCATTCTCGCTGGATCTTCCCCGAACACGTGAATCACGCCGTCAAGATCTCGCGCGTGTACGCATAAATCATAGATTATCCAAGCTGGGTTTTGCGCGTTTTTCTCAACCCATGCCCCATTTTGATAAACAAGCACTTTATTCCGCGTTTGTTTCCACGTGATAGTAGGCATACCGCCGTTAAGCTGATTTGTCGCTTTTATTTTCACTGCTACCAGTGTTTTATTAGGGTGAGTTAAGTTGCTAAAATTTGCTCCCGTTAATGTCTGCCAAACGATAGTGTCGATACATTGATTTTGTTTATTTTCGTGTAAATCTTTTTGCGTTACACGAGCGCGAACCCTAACAGCCTCATAATATTTCCACATATCTGAAGCTGCTGTGTATGTGTTTTGAACTGTGAACGGTGTAGTATCATCGCCTTCAGTTTTATAAGTAAATGTTTGTCCCCACTCACCCCAAACGCCGTTTGTTTTGAAGCTAATTTGAACTTCTCGGGTTACCCAGTTTTCTTTCGGATCTGGGGAATCAGAAGCATAAAAACATAACCCTCGCGGAAAATTAAAAGTTACTATAAGCTGTTCGGGGACATCGCCGACAAATTCTACTATATGCCAATCCCCCGGGGTGTTACGGTCAATTTCTCCGTCAATTCTTCCATTCTCTAGCGTTACGTTTACCGCCTGAGATGAACTTGTAACGGCAAACCCAGAGATCACACTTTGGGAATTTTCCCCTAACCGCGTATAGTATGTTGCGTCATCGTAGTTTTCGATCGGATTGTCATTAATCCTTATATCTGTGATAGCGTCAATCGCGCCTTCCCCACCTGATAAAAGAACGTATAAAATTTCTTCTTCGCCGTTTTCTTGATAGTCTACACGCTGATCTAATATTTGTCCTGCGACTCTTACAGTTCCGTATGTGATAGGGACAATGCCGCCTTGCTGCGTAATATTCTGTAAACTGCCCCAACCATAAGAGGTTTCGTTAATCTCTTTATTCTCAGAGGATAAAGACGGAGAAAAAGCATTACCGATTAATTGACCGCCTACCATAAGAGTTAAGCCAGCTGCTATGCTCCCTGCTATACTTCCTGCCATGCCTCCGCCAAAAAGTCCTGAGACAAAAGGAGATACAACACCGAAACTAAAAACGGCAAGAGCAAGCCCAGCGAGTATTGATAAGGGGTTTGAGCCTCTACCGCCGCCGCCGCTAACCACGGGACAAACTACAACGCTATCATATTGTCTTACCATATGGAGCGGTATTTCTTCCGGCGTAAACACACGCCCGTTTATAGAAGCGTGATATTCCATTTGGGGCATAACTGGCACATAAGTTTCGAGAAAATCCTGCAGTGGCATTTCATCTGCTGATATATTAATCCTCTTAATTTCGCGTTCCTGCAGGTTAAATGGATTTTTAAGGACAACAAGGTTTATCAACATGGTGTATAAAAACCCTCCGTTCTATGCCGCCACATAGGCGAATCAAGACGTTCAATTACTGCCCCCGTTAATTCTCTTGTATGAATGAATTGCCCGTCTCCGATATAAACGCCCACATGATTAACCATTGGGGAACTAACTTTGAAAGCGACTACACAAGGAACAGGGATATTCGGATATTCGTGTTTTTCCCAAAATGCGCGGTTATTTTCCATTTCCTGAGTAACATTAACGTTATCGTAGCAGCTTATCTCATAAACAGGAAAATCATATCCGAAACGCGCATATATTTCACGAACCAGTCCCCAGCAGTCCAGCCCTTCCTTAAAGTCGCGTCCTCCGTCCTTAAAGGGGACACCGACTAAATCTAAGATTTTATCTTTGTACATATAAACCTCCCTGCGGTATTCCAGGCTCGCCACCAAACCGTGAAACATTCCCGCGCAGTTTGCAGTCAGCAAAACTCTTATTACAACTGGTATAGCCGCTTGTTGATTTGCATTCAGGGCCTTTATACTGAAAAGGGCAAAAATTCTTCAAAAAACGCCTTAAAGGAACGCGCTTAAATAGGTTGACCGCCCCAGTTAAAATAAAACTAACCCAATTTTCATCATAATTGACTGACTGAACACTAAAAATTTCTTCTAATTCGGGAGTCGATATATCGAGATGTTGAGACATAACAACCATAATTCGTACGGACGCTCCTACACCGCCGCCGGCCTGCTCTAAATAACCTTCTATTGTCCTCGTAACATTCGAAACTTTTATCGTAAAATTAGGTAATTCTCCGTTCCCACTTTGTCTCGGCGGATCTATCTCAAAGGGGAATGCTGTCCATTCCAGCCCATTCCACATAATACTTTCAGTATTTCGAACAAGTCTTAAAATAATAGGTTCACTTCCCGTCAGCGATGATGGTATAGTTATCTCTAAAAGTATCAGCCATGCATTATCACTGATTAATTTATTTTTCTCTATAACAGCTGCCTGAGATAATGTCAGCATTTTTGCGCGTTACACCTCCTCTATTTTCAATGTTATATTCCAACAATCGCTATCGGTGTATTTTGCAGTTAAGTTGCCGTTAAAACGTACTATGAAATTTTGATTTTCTAATGGATTATTCCATGTAAAAGACAACGAACCGCCTTTTTGAACTTCATAAAAAGTCCTTAATGTTCTATAATCCGCGCCAATGAGATTAGCCCACGTCAAAGACCATGTCCGGCGCATTCTCGAATAGCGAGGGCGAGTAAGAACTGAGCCATCGTCAAATTCGGAACGGATTGCCACGTCCGGCGTTGTTTCTTCTATCCCCGAAGGGAGCTGTATATCAGGCCACATTATCTTATCTCATTGCTCCTTTATAGTTTCGTGATATTGGACCGTTTGTCGCTTGGTCTCGCAGAATCACTTGTACAACAGCGCGGTTAAAACGTTCATCAAATGATACACCGCCTTGTTGCGCTGTCAGTTGATTTCCGCTCTGATTTTCCATGTTGATAATAACAGTCGGTGCGTTATTACCGCCTATGCCTTCCGCTGATACGCCTAAACGTCCTGCACTGTCCCGTTTTAATGGCATGACAGCTTCCGCGCCAGCTTCCCCCATAAGCCCCATTCCGTCAGCCATAGGGAAAATAGTCGGACGGTGTACAATTCCGCCACGGGCATAAGGAGTTATTCCATTCTCAAAAACACCGCCATCTGCGAACCCGAAAAGCGAACCTGTACCACCGAACGGCGCACTGAAAACGCCCCCCAGCCATTTGCTAAGCTGCGATAATATCAGCATTTTTAGAGTCGTAAAAACTATATCTTCTCCCAGTTTTCTCAGACTTTCTCCGAAATTCTCGCCGCTTATACTTGCATTTAAGAAGCCGTCGACAACACTTAAAATTCCTTGTCCCTGCAACTCGTTAAAGTCTTTTGTTACGTTTTGTAAGGCGTTGCTTAGCTGCTGTCCCGTAGTTAAACTGGCTTGCGCGCTTTGTTTGTGAAAAGCGTCAAGAGCTTCAGTCGCTATCTGCACAACGCGCGGAAATTCTTTGAACTCCTCGATAATGGACTGCAAAACGCTTTCATAGTCGGAGTTGTTCGGAAAGGTTATCTATCGTCCTTGAAACTTCGGAAATCTCGACTCCTTGCAAAGCTGAGAATTTCTCACGCCATTTATCAGTCCCTTCAGTAAGTTCCGATAATTCCCCACGCAGTAAATCAGCATACTCAGACGCATTGAGCAATCCTTCTGAAAATTCCCAAGCATACGCGCTCCATTTTTCGTGGTAAAGGTTGTCCGTTACTGCATTTATGACATCGGCAACTCGTTTCCCTTTTTCACTTAATGGATCAAGTCCTTGTGCCATGGTCTGAAGTGTGCTTAAAAAGTCCGCTCCGTCTTGATCAAGATATTTTATCCGATCTTGTATATCCTGAATAGATTTATTGAATGCGTCCTTTTCTATATCAACTCGCAAATCCTCGAGCTTTTTCCAATCAGCGGAGAGAGGCTTTAACTTCGCCTGCATGGAGTTAATCGTATCAATAAAGCTCAGCCCGTCTTCATTAAGATATTTTATGCGGTCTTGTACATTCTCAACAAAGGTATCAAGGGCAGATTTTGTAGAACCGCCGCCTCTTGCCGCCTTTTTTGCGCCTTTATTCGTGTACAGTGCTTCAACTGCCCCACTCGAGC